CTTTCCACGACGCTGAACCAGGATCAAGAAGTTTCATCCCTTTCTTGTGTACAGTGTCTTTCGTGGTCGTTACGTCTTTTGTGTCTCGGCTTGGTTTCGGGAATGGCAGAGATCCTGGGGAAATACCCTCTACTACGGTTCCATCGATTGTGATGTACCCGCCAGTCGTGTCTGTGTGGAATTTCATGATATCACCCTATTTCTAGTGAAAAATAAATTGAATAAATAGTACCGTTGGTAAGTGATTGTGAAACAAAAAAATGAGGAGTCTTCTTTTTGATACTCTTAAATCGGGTAGACCCGATTGTAGTGTTAATTTTTGGGCTGAGTAAATCTTCAATTGCTTGAGCTTTTGCGTCTGCCGCTGAAGGGGACATGTTCTTAACAAGAATTCGGAGCTCAGGACGTTCTAATGTAATAGAGTTCTGAATTGGAACTGTATATCTAGGACTTCTCCCGGTGGATGGCAACATGGCTATACAATTAGCGACACCCGCCTGAAACGGTTTATAAAAAATGTCACTCCCGACAGTTCCTATACCGTTTGTTTGTAGATATGTTCCAAGATCAGTTAGCCAGGTCATCTTAGAACCTCGCCACATTTTATTTTTAGATCTTGCATCAAGGAATCAAGACGTAAATTAAAAGGAGTGGAAAGGTACTGGTCTTGTCCATGTTCGTGGTATTTTGGGATTTCGTGGACAGGAATTGCATAGTTTATTCCTTTACCATATGACAGTTCAATTTTGTATTCTTTGTCTGTGCCCACTACGGTTTTTACCTGACCTGTGCTTTTCAGTACTCCTTTATTCACTGGGCAGAAGTTTTCTTTTGATATTGTCATGGTGTCGTCTGCCCATTCACGAGTCGTGTCCTTTGCCTCGTCTATGATCGCTTTAAATAGAACATTTAGTTTCGCGGTGCATATTGATGCAGGAACACCAGGCATTAAACACCACCTCGTTCGGACAAGACTCCTAAAATAACTCGTATATACTCAATCTCATTGTCTGACAGCCGCCTAACTTTTGTAATCTTTTTGATCGGTGGTTGTGTACCGTCTTGTAACGTGATTCTAGAATTTGGGGAAATAGAAGCGTTTGGAGGGAGACCAACCCACGCGGAAGTAATTGAGTTAGATCCTTCATCGTCGATGTCTGCGACTTCCTTATAATAACATTCCGAAATAACGGGGGTGCCGAACGTGATATCAAAGCCATCGTTTGAGCTAACTGGTTCGATTGTGCAGGAGAAGGGAAAGTCCATTTAATCACCCAAACAAGAATTTAGTAACGTCTCGATCAGTTTCAATCGGTGTGTATGCATCAGTTCTCGTAACGCCAGAAGAAGCAAATTTACAATTTGAAGCGTCTACGTTATCTCTGAGTGTATATGCTCTATCCATATACTGAGAACTTGTTTTGATGTTCGCTTTATACGAAGAGTCTGTTACAGATTCTTGAACTACTGTACCCTTCCCACCTTTATTGGCATACAAATCTAAAATAAAACAAGCTGTGATCCTGGTTTTAGTGTCTGCTGTAACTGTTCTGTTTCCAATGAAATTGTTAACATCATCGGCTACATGTGCTTGTAATATTGTCAACTGCTCAGATGTTATTTTTCCACCTGAGCCGACAGTAACTTTAAAAAATGATTCGGCTGCTATCGCATCTGAAACACTTAGAGTCATGCATCCCACTCCATGTTTTTAAGTTCCTCCGGAGTAAATGCAAAGTTAGTGCACAACCTAGAAAGCAGTTTTAAGCAAACCAAAGTTTCAGAAACGTTCTTTTTTTCAAATGGTATACTATTCAGAACGTTGTCTAAATCCTGCAAAACCTGAAGAAACGTTCGTCTCCATCTGATATCCTCCTTCATCAAGAAAACAAAACAGTCAACAGATTTGAGAAGATAACTATCATTATTATAACATTCACTAACTGAAGACTTGAGTAACTCTGAAATCAACACAAGTCGTTCGTCTGAATACACGAACGCATTTTCATTATATTTTAACATCCCCCAATGTGCAAAATTTACCGACTTCTTGAATATTGCATTTTTTGAGAGCGTTTTCACTTTCTCAGGATATCTACAGTAATAAACTAAGATATCGGCTACTTGATACATCGGAGGACGGAGTCTTTCTTTTTCGTGCTTAATGTGGGAATTAATAGACTCTATTAGAGCCTCGTGAAGCGTTTTAAATGAGCCTTCCCATGTAATTCCATTAAGCGGTTTGTGAATTGTGGTTATAAGCGCAAATATCGCGGGTTTTATTTTGTTTTGAAAAAAACGCCCACGGCTGGATGAGTATGGATTCCAATCAAAGCTATTTCTGCTTTCATCTCCTTTGTTTTGTGGATTCCGTTCAGTTCTCATATCCCATTTGGGATTAGCCGGGGCAAATACCATATTTTACCCTCACGGCCTGCTAAGGTATGCGTTACGCCAGTCACCGTAGCCGAAAGCAAAACGGGTCTTGACACCATACATCCATTCGTCCCGCATGAATCCCTTTTCAGAATTACCTTCAAGAGCCTGGAAAGCAGCTTCCTGTCTGTTCTGGAAGATCAGTGGTTTCATGACACCGTTTGTCTTTGCGAGAATCCAAGAGTCTGTATCTGGGAAGAACGGAGTGACTAGAATCTTATAACGCCCCTGGTTGACGTTGATATTTCCAGATGCGTCTACGGTTGCAGACTTTGTAAGCTGGATCGCGGTGTCCTCAAGCTCAGGAGGAACAATCAAAGTATCTGGGACGATTCTAAGTTTATTTCCTCTGTCATCCCTGAATGCCATCATTTTGGTTCTTGCAGCGGAGAGGGAGGTTTGAGAAAGAACATCGGTTCCAAGATTGCTTTGGTTTGTAGTGTAGTAAGTGCCTTCTTTGTGGGTTGTATCAAAGAACTCATTGCCATCATAACAAAGACTGTAAGTGCTCGCATCTCCGTTTGTGAGGACGGTATAAGCACATTCTTCTTTGAAGGATCGAGTGGTTTCGGCAAGCCTTAGTACCTGAAGTCTTATCTGTCCGTACTGGTCGTCGTCAATTGCGTCAACATTTATTGAAATGGTGCTTTCATATTTCTTGTTTGCAATTGTGAAGGCGTTTTCCTGGAATCCGGATGGCTGTCTTTCGTCCTTGAATTCTCTCATTGAGGGGTTTGCACCGAGGAAACCGTATTTTTCAGCGGCTTTTGTAGAGTTAATTTCTGTACATAACTGCATCCAAGAGTTGTCTACGGGTCTTCCGTATTCGTTCTGGAATACAGTACTCAGTGCTTCCCCTATCATATTAGGGAAGTCGCTTGAAAAGAGAGTCATTAACAATACCCCCCGATGTCAATACGTTGAATACCAGTTCCAGGAAAACCACACGCTCTCCCGACCTTGTGTGTCCCTGAAGTTGCAAGCGTCTGATCGTCTACTACATAAAGTTCGTCGCCGTTTGCCGTGATGGCTGCACCAGAAAGAACAAACTCGAAAGTGCCCTTTCTCCAAACCTTACACACGACGTTTCCGCTCGCATCTCCACCAACTGCTCCTTCGGCTGCTACTCCTGCAAAAACATTTCCAGAAGCGTCTTTTGGTTCAAGATATCCTGTAGCGTTGTAACCTACAAGTGTTCCTTTATAGATGGTTGTAGATGCTGCAACTCCTACAGTTATGAGTTCTCCTGGCATCCACTTAGCGTCTCTATTTGCTGCCGCTGCCGTCATGCTCAAGCCTCCATCTGCTCACGCTTCAGACCGAATTTCTCGAGGAGTAGTTTTCCCTCGTCAGAATCCCACTTAGACTCAGATTTCTGCTGAGAAAACTGCTGGCCCTGCTCCTGCCCCTTCTCACCTAGAAGTTTCCCTTGGGTTACATACACTGTAAGAATTCTTCGTGTGAACTGTGCAGGAGAGGTGTTAAATTCGGTTCTAAGGAGTTCCTCGGCGTTTTCAGCTTTCAAAAGCCCTTCTGGGAAAAGTGGATCGTGAATAAGTCCCTGGAACTCAGCTTCCTTTGCTTTGGCTTTGTCTTCTTCAAGCTTCGCGGTAAACTGTGCAAAAGCTTCTTTCTCAGCTTTCAGTTCGTCGTCTTTTGCTGCAAGCTGTGCTTTAAGTCCTTCAGTTTCAGCTTTTGCAGTTTCTAACCCAGTTTTAAAGGTTGAAAACTGCTGAGCGAGTTCCTGAAGTTGTGCTGTGACAGCCGGATCAATTACCGGCTTTTCGATTTGTTCATTCATGGTTTTTCCTGTGTTATCTTGGATTGGATTAACATCATTTGTTGAAGATGCCCCATAATCGGGATTTGGTTTAGAATTAAGAATGATAGTTCCCATATCCCCCGGAACGGCTGGCCCTCCTGGAATGTCAGGGAAAATAATTAAATTTTGAAAACGAATCTTAGTGACGTTCCCGTTTTCATCATATGTTGACCAGATGGAAGGGCTTAGAGACAGATGCCCTTCGGCGATCAATTTTTCAATTTCTGGATCTGGCTCAATCGCTAGTTTTCCTCTGGTGGTGGGGTGGCCGGTTTTATCTACAAAAGGCTGCATTATTTTCCCCGACGTTCTGCCTCCGATATCAGAAATGGCTTTTTCAGGATCAACTTCGTAGGCATATGGATCGGCGTGTGCTCCAGTTGGAGAATAAATTATCCTAGCGTTTTCCACGGTTTCAAGGGCCGCCTCATACACATCTGATGGGTAATACTGGCGATTTCCATTCATATCCCAGCCTAAGAAACGGTCACATGTTTGGAGAATAGCATCGTGAATGTTGTATATTGGCCCATTTGCAAAAAATTGACAAACTTCTTTTTGTTCTGTCATAGCGCGCCCTAAATTTATGTAATATTATAATGATAGTATTCTAAAATAATATTAAGACTGTACATTAATATAAAACTTTGTGAATAATTTAAGTAACTTTTTGTTTACTAAAATCACACACGTAAACACCGTTACACAAAAAATAAAATAAGTAAAATTAAAACAACGTGAATAAAATTAATATATCATTAAGTATATGTATAATATATGCAAAAAACTAGGCATGTTAACACTGTTAAATCGCAAGAAATTAAGTTTGTTCGTGTCTCAATAACAACGCATGACCGTCTGGGGAAGTTTGGGAGGAAAGAAGAGAAGTATGGGGAAATTGTTAAGAGACTTTTGGATACGGTGGAGATGTATGAGGGGAAATATGGAAAAGAGGAAGTAACGGTGTCAATCAGTAATTCGATATAAAAGGAACGTGAATAAAATGGAATTTAACAAACTGATTACCGATTTTGAGAATTCACTCAGACAAGAACGAGAACGGAATGAACAAGCAGAGATTACAATAAGAAAACTAGAATGGGAAAATGCGAACTTAAATATGTCAGTTTCCGGCCTAGAAAGGTTAATCGAAGATGAACATCCTGAAATTCAAAGATTAATCAATGTTATAAAATCAAAAGAACAACGGTTAAGTGACATTCGTAAAGAGCTTTCAAAGAAAGATGCTGAAATTCAACGGTTGAAGGGAGAACTTATAAAATCTGAAAAGTTCACAAGTGATCATGTTGGATTTTTAATGGAGGTATTGAGACGTGAACCGCTTAGAGTAGTCATTCAGAGTGAGTAAAATATGGTAAAATCAAAACTAACTGATTTCGAATATCAAGGTAAAACAATCACGCTTAAATCACCTATACCTCTTGACATTTCAAAAGTCGATGGTTACTATTACGCTTCAAATAATGAAATAGAGTTATATGGAAACGGAAAAACTGAAATTGAAGCCATTTATGACGCTAGAGATAACTTTAGTAGTCTATATAAACTATCAAATAAAATAATTAACTTAGTTAAATAAAAGGAGGTGGGGCACTGGCAAAAGGTGGTTGCGGCGGTGGAAAAAAACCAAATGGTAGATAAACACTTAATAAAAAATTGGCTCAAGTTCACAATTGCACCTAACATGTACGGGCTGTTGATATGGCAAATCGTTCCATGTAAAAACCTGTCCTGCTAACTCATCACAAATATGACATGGGTTAGAACCAACAACCCACAACACTTTTTCCACCCCATATTTTTGGTATGTATAATCCCTGGCTCTTGCCTGCACATAAGCAGTTTCATTGATGGCGATTCTTTCAGCTTGTGATTTCTGCATGTTAAAATAGTCTTGAAGTTCTTTGGTGATCGTGTTTGTATTGTTACCTTCGGCTACCCCTTTTTTAATAGTGTCAAAGATCTTCTGCCGTTCTGCAAGAGTCCTATCACGGAGCCAGTATACCTTTTTTCCCTGGATTACGGTATACCCATCTAAAAGTCCGGTTTTATACTCTGTGAGATATTTCTCAGCTTCCTTCTTGATTTCATCCGAAACAAACTTTTCCCCAAGTTTAGTATATGCTTTTTCAGTGCCCTTTAGATAACTTTTTGCAGCTTCCTTAACCATCAACTCTATTCTCACACGTTCAAATGCGGGAATCGCGGCTAATAAAATGAGGGTGGTTTCTTCGGGAATCTCGTTGTCTTGGTCGTAATCCTCCTCGTCTAGGTCTGGAATCATACGACCCTCTTGCACTCAAATAGGTAGTTATCCTTCGATAACTCCATTTTAATCTCATATCCTAAATCATGCAGTATCCTAATTACATTTTCATATTTATCCTCGAATATCTCTACCCATATCAAAGGACGGTCACGTAAGATAGTATTCTTTGCACCGAGTAATACAGATGTTTCCATCCGTTCAACATCGATTTTGATAAAGTCAATTTTGTCTTGAATGTTTAAATCATCAAGCCGCTTTATTTCAAGCGTTCCGTTTTCACATTCAGATAACATAGTACTGCCTAAATTATTACCCACTACTCCGTCAATCACTACGTCGGCCTTTGTGTTCTCTTTCCCCAACCCATATTCAAATAAGGTAACAACGTGTTCAAGTTGATTGAGCTTAATATTCTTTTTAAATATTGAAGCTGTCAGAGGCATCGGTTCAAACGAATAAATCTTTTTAGAGCCTAAAATAGAAGCAAAATAAATAGTATGATTTCCTATGTTTGCTCCGACATCTAAAATAATCATGCCTGGGGTTATAAACTCATGAATTTTAGCAAGTTCTATATATTCAAAAAATCGCTTATGAATCACAATCTCAGTTTGTAGAGGGTCGCGCTTGCATGGTAGATACATTTTAACATTGTTTTCAATAGTAAATATATCACCTGGGTTTAACGCTCTATATAGTGGTTCAAGTGGGATTATTGGCACGTGCCAGCAGATAAATGATTTGATTCGAGATGGTGTTCTCATATATTCCATAAAGTTTAATCTTTTAAACGAAAAACTAGGAAGCGAATGTTTAAAAAGATTCATGATTCAAACTCCATAAACAACATCCAGTTGCCATTTTCATAAGGAAATCCGTATCTCATTTTAGTCCCAAAACTGCGGCTCTCTATCCACCTGTTCTCCCTGGAAATCCTTTTCATAATGATAAGTTTTCCACTTGTTATTTTTCTAATCTCGGTGTCAAGATCTGGATCATAACCCAATGGAACCGAAATAAAAACACGTTTTCCCAATAGTTTCATACTTTCAATTGTTGGGCGTAACAGTTCTGGATTTAAGACAGTTGATACGGCAATAACGAGATCATATTTCTTCTTCGGTTGAAATTCAAAAACATCTTTGTTAATAACGCCTTTACCTTTGCTGTTTTTATCAAGGATAATATGTTTTAGTTCGGGGTAATACCTTTTTAGTACGTTTCCAATTTCAAGGACCGTGCCTCCGTTTTCTACTGCCCGTTTGAATATGGGAAGTTCTATAGTTTTTTCATTTGCATATACGTCACCATCTCGGAATACTGTATATTTATACAGTTGACTATTAAAGAGAAAAGTGTCTTCTGTGATTGTTTCGTTTTCCATCATACCACCGCTTTATAAATTTCATTCGCCAGCTTGTCTATCTCGTCATTAAGTTTTCCAGAAAGCTCCTCTGCTAACGGGTCCATTGGTTCCACGTCACCTTCCTCGGCAAATTGATGTGAATGTCTCGAAAACTGCGCAGGCTGTGTTATTCCAGCATCCTGTACTTTTTTCCAAAAGTCGAAAATCTTAGACCATTTTTTGTCATCGGCTGGTTCTAAGTCGGGAAGCAGTTTCCTGAAGTCATCCCCATCGATCATTTTGTATTGAGCGCCGAGTTCGGCTTCTCTCAACTTTGTGTCAGTCTTATCTTCTTCCCATAGGGGTATTGTTAGTTTGACAGTCCAGCCGTCTGGATAATTATTGAGAACGAAGTACTGATTAAGCATAGATTCGAAGGGAGCTAGAAGCCAGTTGTGCCGACCCTTAATCGCCTGTGTTAATAGTTTGAACTCGGGGATTGCGGAGCCGCCTATTAATGTGCCATTCTTTGAGATTTGATCTGAAATTGAAAAATAGTCATCAATGATTGCTTTGAGAGTTGCTTCAGTTGCTAAATTGTCTTTCTTGGGATCAAATGGAACATCCTGAACGGACATGTTATCTCGAAGGACATAGGCATTATCCTTAGAAGCATTCCTTATTATTGACATTGCGAAATCAACATCTGACACACCATCGCAATAGGGATCGTCGGCTGGCCTGGGGTTTTCTAATTTTATGAAAAATATTGGTGCACCTGCCCGATTAATTACCTGCATCTCGGTATTGAGAACAAACTTAATCATTTCAATAGTTGAAACCAGAGGTATAAGATCGGAATCGCCAGCTAAAGACTCGTCCTTCGGGTCTTTAACAATCATCACGTTTGTTATTTGTTCAGTATCCGTAGTAGTAGAATTCTTCCGCTGCCAATATTCAGGCGTGCCGTCTGCACCTAATATTATCCCCTGCAATAATGGAGACCATACTTCTGTTGATGTTGTAGCCGTTGGCCTGGTATCAAAAGACCATGCCGGTAAATGCCTCAACTTTTGAAGATAGATTCGTCCTCCCTTGCGAACCCACACCGGATTATAAACCCCTATCCCATATACGTAAGCGTTGTTATCTCCCTGAATAATTTTTGAAGATAGTTGTACATCTTCAGCTTCACACATATTTTGAAATATTTTTGTCTCGTCTGGTGCTAAATTTTGCTTAGGGTCATATACCTCAATTTGTACCCTCTCTGGAAAAAAAGTAATGGTTCTCTTCTCCAATTTTGAGACGATGTACGGGTTTTGCAACATCTCTCTAATTTTTGAGATGGTAATTTTTGGACTTTTGTATATGTTACCAGTCGCGCTGGAGATGTATATAACGCCCTGTTCCTGTTTCATTCCAGTTTTGAGCGGGCCTATTTTCGTGTCGTCTGGTGGTTTGGCAAACTGCTGTGCTATGATTTCACTTTCAGGTTTTCCCTGTTCGGAGCTTAGTTTTTTGATAAGATCCTTTGTGTCACGTTGTACACGAGTTGTTACAGTGTCAGAAGTCATACGTAATTTAATATTGTTACAGGTGATATATAATATTTTATACATGTTTAATGTATAATGTAGTAAAAATGTTATTATAGTATGAGCATCTTATTATTTAATATGTCTGAAACTTCTATACCATGCAGTAAGGCACTGAGGAATAGACTGCGAGATTGCGGAAAGAAGGGGGATTCATGGGAAAAGGTGTTGAATGATATGTATGAGGATGCTATGAGTTACCGGGAGCTAAAACATGACAAATCAGTTTATCCAAGTAATATTCCATACTAAAAATGGCCAAAATGAAGCCGGTTGGAACTTAATAAAATCAATGTCTCTAAATTTCGGAGCAGATAAATATTTTACACTGCCGAATTGGTGTGATATATTATTCATTGGCGTTAATAAAAAGAAAGTTGATAATGGAAAATATTTCATTGAGATCTTGAACCCTACAAGGAGAGACGTTTCTTATGCTAAAACGTTGATGGATTTTGATGATGTGAAGTTTATAAAAGAGATGTTAAAACCGAATATGAAATTAATAGATGTGTGTAAATGAGCCTCAGAGAATCTAGAGAACGTCCACTATATTCTTAGTGGATTACTTGCATAGTAAAAAAGATGGAATTCTTAAAAAAGAAATAAAAGGTATGATCTCAACATGGGGACTGATGTACACATTTCAATTGAAGAAAAACGCAACGGGATCTGGACTAAAATTAACAACCAACGATTTTATAATATTTATCGTGAGGGATGGGGAGCAACTAAATTGACAGAATGGTTAACGAGTTCAGCGACTGCAATGGGATGGGATAACCTTCCTCCTGACATAAGCGGGGAAACAAAAGAAGCCATGAAATATTTTGATCCTTATCAGGATTTTGAATCAATTAAGAAACCTGAGTTATATAGTCCGCAAGATGGGTATATTGATTTAGGAGATATTAGAATTATATTTTGGTGGGAATATTGAAATGAAAATCGATAAAATTAATTAAAATTGTGGAACACTTGACGTTTCCCACATACTAGACTTTCTTTCTTTTCTTTCTGGGACTGGTGTTTTTGCAGCCTTCCCAAATGGAATTTCAAGATTTAGCGCAGCTAAAGCCCAAACTGCCGCATCTAATCTATCAGGGCTTTTCTCTGCGCCAGGGACCCATTCACATAATTGATCTTCAAGCTCCGGAAATGTACCAAAATGATGAATTCTACCCTGTTCATAGAGAGAACTTATCGGCTCGGCTCTCGTAGCTTTACCTCTGGATGCGTGAACAGCTTCGAACCGTACTGAAGAGTCAACCATTTTAATATTAAGCTCTACAAGATCTCCACCGTTGTTTGTTTCTCCTATGATCTTGTTTGCCTGGTGTTTATTATATGCGGTGATTGCAGCTTCAGCCCACTTTTGTGGAGTATCGTGGATTGTATAATCACCTAATATGTATCCGTGATTGTCAATACCCTTACCTGCTACTATTATTCCAGTATCGTCTGAGCCTTCTTTTGAAGTGACCGAGGGATCTACACCAACAACCACCAAAGACAGTTGAGGAACATCACTTACTCTATAATCATCAATATCTGAACGCTTCCATAGAGCATCGGGGTTATCATCTAAAACTTCTCCATATAGCTCTTGACGACCTAGCCTAGTACCCTGATATTTGTAAATCATTCTATCCAGAAAACCAGAATTCAAATTCGAAGCGTTATCGAGAGTACTGCCTCTAGTTTCATACGTCCTCGGGTCTTTGATTAAATCTCTAATAATTTTAAGAGGCCGGGGGGTAGTTGTACAGATCACTTGAGGTTTATTCCCCTTTCGTAACCCCATTTCTAGATTGTCCCAAGTTTCTTGAGGATATTGAAACTTTGCAAGTTCATCAACCCAAGCTTTAGCGTTATTCTGCCCTCTTAACTGGTCGGGTTTATCCCCCGAATACGTAACGCATATAACACCATTTGGAAAAGTTAATCTTCTTTTTGATGGCCGATATTCGGGTTTAAAATGTGGTGGAGCTACCTTCATAATAGAACTGTCCCCGACTTCTACCATAGTATCTCTTACATCGGCTGTAGTTTGACCCACTAAAGCTATGGGAGAATAACCTTGCATAGCCCACTTTATAACGGTTTCTGAACCGCATCTAGATTTCCCAAAACCTCTACCACTACGCAAAAGCCAACAAAGCCAATCACCTTCTGGGATTCTCTGAGCAGGCCTAGCCCAAAAATCCCAATTATAAGGGAGGTCTAATAACTGTTGCTCAGTCAGACTGCTGTAAAACTCCTCTTTCTCTAAGTCTGACAGTAATGCTATCAACTCTGCTTGAGACATCTGCTCTAGCTGCATTCACTTGCTCCTGGATAGTAACAATGTTTACCTCAGTCGTCTGTTTTGGAGGATTTAATTTGAAAATTCTATCATCCAGTCCTTTATAAACCTCGTTTGCTCCTCTAAGTGCAGATTGGGCAGCGTGAAACTCTCCGGCTGCTTCTGCTCGCGCTGATAATGCAATAAGCTTGTCAACGAGATCATAACGTTTATTAACAGTATTTATCTGGATGTCAGCTACTTTCGCTTGAAGCTTATCGTTTTTCGAAATGGCCTGAGCAACCGCTACATCCCTTGACTCAAAAAATCGAAATACAGAAGAAGAAGTTATTTTATTTTTCGAATCTTCAGATAAAATGTTTGCAATATCTTCGTAGGATTTTCCTTCCCCTTTCAAGTCTATTGCTCGGTTTTCTAAATTAAATTTGATGATTTTATTTGTTGCCATAATAAATCACAAATTCGAAATAAATTCGAAATATTTCGAATAAATATGTGTATTTAAAAAATATAAAAGTATCGTATAAAAAAGAATGTCAAAAAAAGAAATATAATAATTACTTCCTAAACATCCAACCGATCAAAGACCATTCTGCACTTCTTACTAAACTCTTCCCCAAATTCTTAGGTCTACCAGTTGCCACTTTTCTAATGACTGTACGTGTAAGACAACGTGAGAAGAAACTCATTTAAACACCCTGTATACTTTATAAGAGTGATATATCCATTTCACATATCGGTGTTGTGTATTCTGTACCATCGTCCTTTGTATAAACATCTTTGCAATTCCATTTACCTTCAATTGGTTTAACCCACCTTTGTACTCTACACGTTTCCCCATCAGTGGCTGGGATGTTTATTATTCCGTCCGAGTATAGAAACCAACCATCTTGTGATTTAATAACCACTTTATCACCTATAATTTTTATATTCCGGCTTATCTTATAGTATAAGTCCACTCCACGAAATCAATTAAATCTTCTTGATCTTTCTCACTTATAACTCCGTGTCCATTATATGCCATATTTAATAACTTTGTTAATTCTTCTTCGTTATACCGTTCAATTGCTCTATATGCGATGTAATATGTGATTGGGTAGTTTACACAAATTTCAATGGCTCGTTTTGAGTATGGTGGTGCTTGATCTACGTATCTCTGTTTTTCAAGGTTGTAAAATTCTATTGCATCTTTTTCTTCCATTTAAAACCGCTCCATTTAATTTTCTTGTTCATCCACATCTAAATACATTAACCGTCTTCATTGAGGACGTTAGAAAGCCTCTCAGACGGTCAGTACATATAATATTATTTTCTCCTCACGTTTCCGACGGCGTCAACTTCTCCCCATACGTCACCGCAATGCACAGAACCTCCAGCTGAAACATTCCCACCAACGTCTCCACTATGTACACTTCCACCGGCTTTCAGATCACCCATGACATCTGAACAGTTCACATATCCGCCAGCTTTAACATAACCATTTGCAGAGCCAGTTATTTCAACATCACCGTCAGACATTATATTAAAAACATCTCCTTCTACGATGAGTTTGACAGGTTCCTTTGATTCTTCATCGGTTACGAGTTTACCATCGACATAGACTTTGTTGTTCTGAATACAAACATTGTTACCTGATATATTCATTTTTTTACAGATCGGCAGAGC